CCGAATAAACAATTCCCATTCTTCTTCACTAATCGGTAGTTGGTTTCCTTCTTCGTCTTGATAATCTTCATCATCCATCATATGTTCCATGTGTTCTTTCTCTATGTATTGCCATAATGTCGGCTTTAATTGTTGCCATAATCTTTCTTCATCCTTCATTCATCATCACCATGTTTTAATCTTGCTTCTCTAGTTAATGCTACAATATCAGGACTACATTCTGTCTTTGATTCTGTAATATGTTCAAAATAACATTCTAGTTCGGGTTCATGTAAAAAGGTAATTTCTTCATCTGCAACATCTCTAAAACATTGTTGGAAAGCACTTTCAAATATATGTTGAATTAAACCAACATCAGAAATAATATTATCAACCATTCTTTCTTTAATAGTAGCGGCTTTCTTTACTCTTGCAGATTCCCAACTAATATTAAATGTTAATATCAGACCATCACTTGAATTTGTAAGGCTACAAACTAAAATAACCTCTTCATCATCAGGAATAGAATATTGAAGAAAATGTCCTTTAATATAATTATGATTAGAATTACCTACAAACTTAGACAATTCTTCAGTAGCCATATTTGTAAAATTAATTTTATTACCTTTGGGTTCATGCCAAACTGTATCGATAATCTCTTCAGTAGTAGTATTTAACTCAACATTTTCCCATCCATTATCTTTCATATTTCGAACTATACCAGCAGATAAATATTGATATGGTGAAGTAAACATTACTCTACCATCAACTACACATTCAGATACAACAGTTGATTTTATTTTATCATATTTACCAACGGGAGATGTTTCATATATATTAGATACATTAACACCCCAATCATCTAATGCGTGTAATAACTCATAATAATGATAATCTCTCAGTTTCGTGTTTGCATATTTCATGTTCATTGTTCTTTTGTATGTTATACTCATTTATTTTATCTCCATTGTTTGAAAGGCTTTCAACCCTGCGGTTAATTCAGAAAAACATTCTGCGAAATCTTCACCTTGTACAGTCAATTCCTTAATGACTAGTATTTGGGCTGAACCCGATTTCATATGTCCTACTGATAACTTATATCTGTAAGGTTTTGTTTCTTGTATTGTATTATTAGTTGTTTGCGTCATAGTTTATCACTTTATACATCAGTCATAGGGTATTTAACTGGTAGCAGTCAAAGCACTACCATATGGTTGTAATATTTGCTTTGCGGTATTATAGCCTTAAAAGGGCATTTCTGCCCAATTAAGGTGTTAAGTAGGGTTGAAACTACCTAACTATCTATTCTTCCTCCTGAGAAGAAGTATTTACCAAAACAACGGGTGATTCCCCGTTCCAAAGGTAAGGTGCGTTATCTGTATTTTTGGTAAAATCTGAATATGCTTTATTCATCATTTGTCTACGGCTTGCAGTATTTGCATCAGCGAACTCAACTGCATCAGCATAATTTCCGCCACCGGATTTACCGTGTCTCATTTCTAGTGTGCGTATTGATTCGTTTTCATTGAAGAGTGTAATCATTGCAGAGTGATAAGCGGATAAAACCGCATCTCTTGCAATAAGTACAGCATCGGGCATGGTTGAACCTCTACCCGACCTAAATGGCTTGTCTGCGATATCTGCGAAACATGTTCTGATAGCCCCATAGAGAGCATCTCTAGACTCAGGTTTCTTATCAGCAGCAGCGATTAATTGCGGTACTGCAATTAACTCAATATTCTGTTGCCAATCAGGATGGCTTTCAAACCATGCCTCAATTAGTGTTTTCTTACTTTCCCATTGTTCATTTGTCATATCTGTCATAATAATTCCTCTTTTTATCTCCTTAGTTAAGTATCTATTCAACCCCACTTAACATAATATACAGTGAATATAGGGTACTTAAGGGTGTTCTCAAAGTGCCACACCATATGGTTGTAATACATAATATTTCATTATACATTTAAATAAATACTACCATATGGTTCTACTTTGATAGAACCCTTTAATAAGCCCTACATCGGCTATTATTATGCTCACAAAGGCAATCAGTTAATGATAATAAAGGTGTTAAAAATGGAAACATGGGAAGATACAAAAAAGAAAGTAGAAACAATGATAGCGGCAGATGATAGAGGTTCACTCGATGAAGGTCTAAAGGTTGTAGCCGTACAATTAATTGCAACAGGAGATAGTAAACCTGAGATGCAAGAACAAATGACTAAGACTCTAAAAGAGGCTCTTAGAGGATGTCATGGATATCCTTGGAGAAGAGGTGGTGGAGGTATTCTTTCTGCTGCTGCTCTAAGTACAGTGGATGCAATAGTAGCAGATGTTGAAACAGCATTTGCAAATGCATTCGATTCTTGTATCGGTGTTCAAGCATTACTATTGCCTCACGGTAAGAGTAAGAATACTCATTTTGAAAATGGTGCAGATTATGCAAGCACACTCACAAAGACAATTCGTAAAAACGCAACTACGCTTTACAAAGCAGGTTGGGATGGTTCTCTAGATGGTCTAGGGATTTCTTCACAGGAGGAAGAATAAAACGGATTGACTCTTTGTGAGTACTAATTGGGGGAATAGGGCTTTAATGCCTTATTCCTCCTTTTTTTATTTTAAGGTCTTAAACTGACAAAGCGTTTAATACCATATGGTTGTGTATTGTTTTAAAATAGAGGCTGGCGAAAACTTGACCGTATCTTTTATATACCCTCCTAGCCGACTTGATTTGTAGGAACTGACCAAACATCATTCGTGTACAAGAATAACCTAATTAATACTTAAAGCAGTATTATTCAAAGGATAAATATTTTACCACCAATATGACATCAGTTATTATTACTAATGATTAAAGAATCATTATTAATACAATATGTATTATTTGATAGAAATATCAGTATCTAGTATCCTATATAATATAAGATAACTAAATAATATCTTACTCATTTTGACTAACATTCTTCCTTTTCACTTAAGTGGAAACGAGAGGTAGAACAAAATGAATAAGATATACAATATATGTATATCATTATAATATACATTATCATTTACTACATTTACATACATACATACATACTTTTTTTCTCTCTCTCTTTATTTATTTCTCTCTCTATGAAAAACAGTGGAAACGAGAGAAACGAATAAAGTAGAGCAAAGTGGTAAACATATACTAACATATGTATATCATTGTGTCATTTCCAACAAGTGTAAACGAGTGGAAACAAGAATAGCATTAAAAAAATAACGTGATTAACATGGATAAAGAAATTAAAAGAACAAATGAAGAAGATAGCAAAGAAAGGAAGATAACAATGTTTAGTGGAAAGGGTGATGTCAAATATACACCTCCACAAACAATGCAACAACCTTACACAAGAAAACCTCTTGAAGGTGTAGCACTATTAATACATGAGAAGTGTAATGATATCAAAGGAATGCTTATTGAAAAGAATGAGCAGTATGGAGATTCAGCATTGAATCCAATTAGAATATTTTCAACATCTAATACAGATGAACAACTGCGAGTTAGGATAGATGATAAGTTAAGTCGTTTATCTCGCGGTAATGATTCATTAGAATCAGATGATGATATAATTAATGACCTAATAGGTTACTTAGTTTTATTATCAATACATAAAGACACTCACCCCATAAGTGGAGAAGTTGTAGAATAGTCTTAGCGGGCTATCCTACAATACTTTAGGGTGTTATAAAAAGGGTTTAATCCAAATTAAAAAAGTAAAAAGATATAGTGGATGAGTGATGTCAAGCATAAAAGTCGCTTGATGCTAATTCTAGATTAGCAAAGTAATTCAATATAGAGTAGTAGGTTATCACAAGTATTATGCTTGTAATAGTCGGTCATGTTTGTGTGAAAGCACTCACTTTACTTGAAAGTTGTCATATTACCAAAACTTGTAAAACTAATGTATCTGTAATCTCAAACAGATAATCAGTAAGAATTGTTTCCGCTAGAGACAATGGGCTGCTGATGACTTACCCACGTGGTGACGGCATAGAACGGTTACTTTCCCTTTTAACACTCAATAGTCAATGAAGACTTTAAAATAAAAATACTCTAGATTCGGTTTAGGGTAGAGGTTTATGCAGTAATTAGTTCAAAGCATTACGTTCGTTCTTAATGTGGTCTTATTATAGTGACATGCTATTGCATCTTGTGAACTCCCTCTACCCTCCGAATACTATTCACACTCACGACTACTTATGTAGTTCACAATTAAGGTTTTATCTTAATAATAAAATCTTCTAGTTTCTCTTGCTTAGGGGTATATCATTCTTTTATGTGGTGTTTTGGAATGATAAGTGCGTCATGCGACCTCAGTTTATTAGAACTAGAAGATTTTCCCTTAGTTGAGAGTCGGGTTTGTCAGTTAATACATCGCGGGTAATTGAGCAAGAGCCAAAAGATGTTCCCGACTAATCACAATCACATATACAACAATAAAAATTAAAGAGGAATAAAAATGAATATATTCGTATTAGATAATGACCCAAAAACATGTGCAAAAATGATGCTAGATAAACACGTAGTCAAAATGCCTACTGAAAGTATGCAAATGATATCAACGATTTTACATCATCATGGTATAGATTCACCTTACAAACCTGTAATGTTAAATCACCCTTGTACTATTTGGGCTAGAAAAAGTAGACAAAACTTTAGTTTTCTTTGGGAACATTGCTTTGAATTGTGCAAAGAATATACAAAGCGTTATGGAAAAGTACACAAAGTCGAAGAAACTTTACAAGAGTATGCAAGTAAAATTGCAGAAATGTACATTTTCTTACCTGATATTGGACTAACACCGTTTGCTCAAGCAATGCCGGACAAATACAAAAATGAAGATGCAGTGAAAGCATATCGTGAATACTATCTAAACGAGAAATATACTTTCGCTACATGGAAAACACAAGAGCCTGATTGGTGGCCTGATAACCATTACAACAATATGATAGACTTAAGAAAGAAACAGTTTCAAGATAAAATGAGGAGAAATAAATATGCCATATAATAATTGCCAAAAAATAATGGAAGACGGACACAGATGTAATAAACAGTTTAGAGTACCTTCACATAAATGGAAGTTGAAATTCTGTCCTGAGTGTGAAACTAATCCTAAACATAAAGGGAATAGGATGAGTGCCTTAGCAAACGAATTACAGATTAAAGATTATCTTAGAGCATTAATGAAAGAATATCCTAGTGTTAAAGATATAGTGCCTAATCAAACTCAAATGGATGAAATACGCAAAGTATTGAAGAGTTTTAGTGATGAATTAGATAGAATGAGACTCACAAGAGGAGAAATTGATAGGCTACTTAGTGCTAATAAAACTCATGTATCTAAAAAATTAAATGAATATAGTAATATAATCAATGAAGAATTGAATGTTGCTCGAAGTGAATTAAAGGAATTAACTAAACCTGAATCAGAAAAGTTACAGAGACAATTACTAACGCTAAGTAATAGACTTACTAAGTTAGAGAAAAGGCTAAAAGTAATAGAAGATGAATGGAGTGATGTTGATTGTTGAAGTGTAGTGAATGTCACGACACTGGGATGGTAGTTAAACAAGACGCAACAGGTGAAATGGATGTTGAAATGTGTATTTGTAAATCACATATATATAAGGATTGGTTGATTAAATATGGACTTAAATGATATTAAGAATTTTGAAATGATGAAGCATCATTTTAATCAGATGATAGAGTTCTATGAGGAGATGCCACCATTGGTAAGTAATATCCATAGAACGATAATTGAAGATTCATTGACTTCAATAGCAGCCGTTATGGAAGGAGTAACAGCACAGTTATTAGAAATAATTGATGATGAAACAATTATAATAGATATAACAAAACAAGTGGAGGATGAATTATAATGGAGTTCTTTTTAATCATGTTAGTAATATTTATTAGTTTACGTTTATTGGGGTTTAAGATATGACTATTAGGGTTAGAAGATGTACAATTTGTGGTAAAAACCACCGCATTAAAGACCAATATACTAGTAGGATTTGTGAAGAATGCTACCAAAAAAAAGAAGGAGAAGAATGAATATGAAATTATTATGTAAAGGGTGTCTATATGTTATGGAACACCGCAAAAGTAGAATCAGCAACAGGTGGCTTTGTACTAGATGTAGCAAGCCGTTTATACCTGAAGGATATACATCTATAAAAATAGGAGAAAAGTAAAATGAAAACAACAATGAAAACAACAACAGGTGAAACGACAATAGATTGGTCAGAAGTTTGTGCAGTAACAGTCTGCCGAATTTGGTCAACTGAATTTGCGATGATGCTAGAAGAATATCATGTGCATCTTAAATCAGGTACGATTTTTGTAACAAAAGATGCAGAGATTAAATCCGTAGGGTGGTGGGCTTAGATGAATACATTTCAAATGGAAATAGAAACTAAATTAATTAGTGATATTGATTTACCACCATTGATTGTCAAGATGGATGAAAATGATTATCCTAAGATATTAATTAATACAGCACACAAGACTTGGTTGATGTTATATCGTAAAGAAATAGCAGGATGTGCAGAACATTTATTTAAACAATTAGATAGAGTTCTTACAGCGCACTTACAAGAAATGCGCTCATTTGAGAAAATGGAAGATGAGTAAAATGACTGATGATAGTTTTCTTCTAGAGTTAAAAGAAGGGGCGACTGAAAAAGGTAAACTGAATATTAGATTATTGATGAACACTTACTATCTATCAATCAGAGCAGGATTAAGTGATGCTTTGTGTGTGACTTGTCATGACCCTATTGATATAAATCAAATTTTAGGTAGTGGTCAAAAGTATAATTTGTTTTGTTCACTTACGTGTAAAAAAGAAATATATGATAGTCGAAAACCACAGTTCCCTCCGACAACAAAACATTGTGAAAATTGTGGAGTTCCTTTTACGGTGCATAGTGCAAAAATGCTAGGGGTAAGAAAATATTGTAGAGAACAATGTCAAGTTGAAGCAAAGAACAAAAGAAAATTAATTAAGAAAATAGATGACATACAGAATTTCAATGCTCTTAAAAATAGATTAGAAAGAAACATAGCATCATTCAAAAAAGGTAAAGGTGTTGAATGTTTGGAGTGTGGGAAATTGTTTATTGGTAAGTCAAGTAAGAAGTTTTGTTCAGACCAACCTTGTGGTCAAAGATATAGAAGAAGACAAGAGAAAAACGGAGTGAGATAAAATGATAGAAGGAGAATACAAATATAAAAGAGAATTAGGTGAAGGAAAGTGGGACAAGATTCTGAAAAGAAAATTGGTAGAACTATCCGTTGCTGATAATTATGAGGAAGCAAAGCATGAATGGATAGCAACAGGTGAATGTTGGTGGAGTGGATTAAGTGAGATGCCTGAATGGGTTACAACTCACCCACGCAAATGTTTATGTTCACACAATATTGTATATCATTTTGAGATATTAAATACTGAAAATGGCATACGAGAGTGTGTAGGTTCAGACCATATTAATTCATACTTAATCTTGAGAGCAATTGCAGAAGATACAGGATTAGATATTGACTCAATATCAGAAGATATGATTGAGAAATGGATTAATGTTAGAGTCGAATCTATGAAGAAAACTGCGTGGTGGCATACTAATGGTGATGCATTTACAACAATGTTTGACCATGTTAAAGATTTAGATATGAGAGTGAATGTTCGTAAAGTAGGTAAATACTATAATCATGAATATAAACAGTATTTTGATAATACTAAGATTCGTAAATCTAGTAAGGGTACTTATGGCGCACCAACATATAAGATGGCTAGTATCGTTTGGAGATGGAATAGTCCTGAAAATCCAAAGAGACAGATTTTAACAAGAGGTTATCCAACTGAGAAGTTGATGAATGATTTAACATTGTTTTATGCTATGTTTGAAATGCATCAGACATTAACAGAGAATGAGGATAAGAAACTTGCTGAAAGACTTCTTGAGGTTCAAAAAGAGAAGGATGACTTAATATCAAGAAGACAAAGATATATGGAAATAGAGAGAAATAAAATGATTGCTTCTAATATTCAAGAGAATCAATATGATTCATTATTTGAGGTCAAATGTAAATATTATGGTATCAGAATATTTTCAGAATTAGATGGTATTAATGATTGGGAACGTAAGTTCTTAAGTAGTATTAAGGATTGGATGATGTCGGGCAAAGAACCTACTGAGGCACAACGCCAATCACTAGTAAAAATTCTAAACAGAGACAATGGAGATGTTCAAATGGCAACAGAAAAACAATGTAGTTATTTGAGGAACTTAGGCTATGAAGGAGACTTTGCAAGCCTAAGTAAACACGATGCATCAGCAGCCATTTCAACTCTGTTAGAAGAAAGGAGGAAAGGATATGAGTAAGATAGGAGCATTGGCGAGATTTGCAGTAGGCGTAGTAGTGGTATCAACATTATGGCCTATTGGATTATTCGGAGATGAGTAAAATGAGTAAAAAGAAAAGTGTAAAAACAGAAGAAGCAGAACCAGCGAACGCAGAACCAACTATTGAGGATTATATTGCCGAGATAAATAAGGCACAAAATATAATCAATCAACTAGTTGCAGATTTGAACAACCATAAGGCATTATGTGTTCAATATGAAAATACAATAAACGCTTTAACAGGCCGTTTATTAGAGGGAAGGTCGCAATAATTATAGACCTATAAAAATGTAGAGAAAATACAAGGAAAGTGAAAATATGAAATTAACAATAGCAAATGAAACCGGACATACGGTAATGGAAAATATGACAGTAGATGATATGCTTGACCAAATACAAGACCATCCAACACATTGGATATATCTTGATGGGATTCAAGTACCTAAAGAAACGATTACAGCAACAGACTGGGACTCAGTAGCAGATGTACTGCTAATGCCCGGAATGCAGGGTGGAGGCAACCAATAAATACCATTTAGGTATTTATGTCTCTACAATTGAGGTGGCAGCATTCCCTCACAATTTGCTGCCCCTCATACCTTTTTAGGAGAGGAATCCTATGTTATGCGATTATGCGAATATATTACCGACTGGAATATTACCAGTCTTTTTGAAATCACAAGGTTGGCTTTACCGTGATAGTAAAAAATATGAAGATTATACTTTAATGAAGCCCGACTTTTACCCTGTTGGATATGTTCTAGCAGTGAGTATGAAAGCAGTTATTATTTGTGATGGGGAAACCTTGATTGAATATAACAATAAACAATATAAAGATGTAGATGATTTAGTTTCAGAATATGGAATTGATGTAATTTCTACCTTCCCATCTTGGAACTTTTTGGTCGAGAGAGAATGGGTCGTAAAGAAGAATGGTGAATATGTTCATTCATTCTCTTCATTTGACCAAATAGTAGAAAGAAAAAAATTAAGGTGTTAAAGATGAAAGAAATGGAACTACAAAATAAAGTGCTATCAGAGTTTAATGTATTTACGAAGTATGCTAAATATAAAGCAGATGAAAACAGAAGAGAAACTTGGGATGAAATTTGTGAAAGAAATAAACAAATGCATCTAAAAAAATATGTTAATAGAGGTAATCCTCAATTGATTGAAGAAATAGTAAATGTATATGAGAACTTTGTTAAGCCTAGAAAGGTAGTTCCATCAATGAGGTCTTTTCAGTTTGCAGGTAAACCCGTTGAACTCTCACCTAATAGATTATACAATTGTGCGTATATGCCAATAGATTCTTTAGAGTGTTTTTCTGAGTCTATGTTTTTGTTATTAGGTGGAACAGGCGTAGGGTATTCCGTACAACGTCATCATGTAGAACAACTACCAACTATCAGAAAACCCAATCCTAATAAGTTTAGAAGAATATTAATTAATGATTCTATTGAAGGTTGGGCTGATGCAATTAAAGTTCTTTTTGAATCATACTTTGGTATGAGAACATCTTCTCCTAATTTTGATTATGATGATATTAGACCTAAAGGTGCGCCACTAAAAACTAGTGGTGGAAAAGCACCCGGTCCAGCACCACTAAAAATAGCATTAGTTAAAATTGAAACAATGTTATTACAAAAAGAAGAAGGTACACAACTAACTCCTTTAGAGTGTCATGATATATTATGTCATATTGCTCATGCAGTTTTATCGGGTGGTATTAGACGAGCAGCATTAATATCTTTATTTAGTGCTGATGATAATGAAATGATTAATTGTAAAGCAGGTAAGTGGTATGAACAGAATCCACAAAGAGGTAGAGCAAATAACTCAGCATTCTTACTTAGACATAGAATAGAAAAAGGATTCTTTGAGGATTTATGGGAAAGAATTAGATTATCTAACTCAGGAGAACCGGGAATATATTTCTCCCATGATAAAGATTGGGGAACAAATCCTTGCTGTGAGATTGCTTTACGCCCTTATCAGTTCTGTAACTTGTCAGAGTGTAATGTTTCTGATGTTTTATCTCAAGAAGATTTAGAAGAGAGAGTAAAAGCAGCCGCTTTCTTAGGAACTTTACAAGCAGGTTATACAGATTTCCACTATTTACGGGAAGTTTGGCAGAAAACTACTGAAAAAGATGCACTTTTAGGTGTATCCATGACGGGAATAGGTAGTAATAAAGTAACTTTATTAGATATTGAACAAGCAGCAATCGTTGCAAAGAATGAAAATGAAAGAGTTGCTGAATTACTTGGGATAAATAAAGCAGCAAGAGTTACTTGTGTTAAACCATCAGGAACGGCTAGTTGTGTATTAGGTACTTCATCAGGTATCCATCCTTGGTATGCTCCATTCTATAATAGAAGAGTTAGAGTAAACAAAGTAGAACCTGTATATCAATATCTATTAGATAGAGTACCTGATTTAATAGAAGATGATTACTTCAGTGCTACTGAAGCAGTATTCTCTATACCACAAAAAGCACCTAAAGGTGATGTAATAACTAGACATGAGTCTGCAATTAATATGTTAGAACGTGTAAAGCGTTTTTCTGTTGGTTGGGTTCAACGTGGTCATAGGGATGGATTGAATACTCATAATGTATCTGCAACTGTTCAAATTCGTGAAGATGAATGGGAAGATGTAGGTGCATGGATGTGGTTAAATAGACATTATTACAATGGTCTAGCAGTTTTACCATATGATAATGGTTCTTATAAACAAGCACCATTTGAAGAAATAACAGAAGAAGAATATAATAGTATGAGGTCTAAACTATATGATTTAGACTTTACACAAGTAATAGAATTAGATGACAATACCGATTTACAAGGAGAAATTGCTTGTGCAGGTGGAGTTTGTGAAATATGAGATATAGGTCAAAACTGAATAGAGAAGAGTTTCTAGAAATAGAACAAGAAATATATGATATGTTTTCTAATGATACAGTTAAAAACAATGTGCATAAGAGATTCAATCAGTTGAGGGATGGTAATATGACTCCCCTAACATTTATGCATAACTTATTGCGTACAATGAATACTATCAACAATATAACGAGGAGTGAAGCCCTCACAAAAATAGTGGAAACGCACGAATATAAAAAATATAAAGAGAGGAATATAAATGAAGATAATTTACGAGAACATACCTAAGAGCAAAATAATAAAAGCATATAGAAATAAACTGAAAGAATCAGGACTTTATACCAAACGGTATAATACTTCTGATTGTGAACCTGCTTTGGTACGGCCTAATGTTATGGGTTTTACAATGAGTTGGGTTGACTTTCGTAGATTACCTAGACAAATGGTTGCAATGCATTGTTTTATGCAAGGTCTAACTATTGATGGGGTTCAGACTATTATGGAGGAAGAAGAGTGAAAGTTAAGTTATATGTTCCGAGAGCAGATGATAGTCAGATATTTGATACAACAAGTTTTCTATATCGCACTACTGATTTGAAACGTAATTATCGTAGTAAACTAAATAGATTTGGTGAATATAAAGTAGTAAGTAATCTTGACTTAGATAAAAAAAATAGTTTAGACCCTATTTATGCAGGAATTAGTAAAGCACTAAATAAATTTCTATTTATGTCAACCAATGATAATGTTACAACTATTATTACCTTTAGGTATAGGGATGGGGACTCAACTATTGTTTTTCAAAAGAATAAACCTCACTTTTTCTTAAATGGTGAGAAAGATAGTAAAGGTATTATTATAGATAATTTAAGTAAGATTTTTTATCGTTCTTGTTTTGAGAAGAGTAGTACTAAGATGGATAGATATATTCGTAGGTTGTTATTATTTCCACCGAATGTAATGTATTCAGTAGAAAATAGAACACCTTATTCATTTTATAGTAATGATGGGTCAATGACGAAACAGAATGTTAGGATTAAAACAAAGATAATTTCTGATAAAGAATGTGCATTAGAAATTTCTGATGGTGTTTGGGCTAGTATTACAATAAAAGATTTAAATTCATTTATTAATTACCATAGGCATGGTCATAAACGCTCTGAAAAATGGGGAGTTTCACCGGAAAACCTATGGAAAAAATTGTTAAGTTATGAGCCTAGTAAGTCTCAAGTAAAATTGATGTATGCCTTTCTAGCGCAAAATAGAACTCAATCATTAGTTGAAAAGAGAGCCGAAGAACTATTAAAAGAACTAGAAACTAAGTTCCCTAGTAAAATTAAAGTCTTTAGGTTGGGTAAAATACATAAGCAAACTATTATGTTAGTTAGAGGTCAGAGATGTGATTGGGTATTAAAAGAAAACCCTTCTTCTTCTGATACTCAAAAAGTTAATACTCATAGATTTGTAGAAAATAATGATGGTGAAGCAAGTTCCAAAGGGGCTTTAATACATCCTCATAATTCTACTGTACTAGGTACTTTATCAGGAGTATGTATAGATAATATTCATAAAAATTCTAGTCTAGGCGACCAATTTGCTGCAAGAGCAATGTTTCTTATGAATGATGTTATGTCAAGTTCACAAATCAATACAATGAGACTACCCGAAAAGGAACATAGGATACCTGATGTATATTGGGATAACTTAGATTTAATTAGTAAGAGGGGAAAACTGTGAAATGTATAGAATGTGAATCAGAAAGAAATATGTTTGATGAAAGATTGGGTGAGCAAGTTTGTTTAGATTGTGGACTTGTCTTGGTGAAAAATATATTTGAAGATACTATCAAAAATATAGATTATAATATATCAAATATAGATTACAAAGGCGCACCTAACAAGTCTTGGGATTTAGGTTCAACTATTCATAAAGGAGATGTGAATAAGTTTGGTGTTATGGGTAGGAAATTATTCTTTACTCAAAGACATAACAACCCATTGAATGAATCTTATTTGAGGATGTTAAAATTATCTAATATGAATCTATCATATTATAATGTAGCACCTGTACTAAAGAGTAGAGTAAGTAAATATTATAATTTGTTAAATAAAAAACAGGCATTAAGAGCAGTGCCTATTGATAATAGAGCAGCAAGTTTAACTTATTATATATTGAAAGAAGCAGGTATTGCAGTAACAGTACAGAAGCATTCTAATGTAACTAAGATATCTAGAGGTGAAATATCAAAATATGCTAGAGTGATAGCAACTCATTTAGGCAAGCCTTGGGTCTTTTCTCAAATGAACATTGAAGGTTTGATTCAAGAAGTTGGGTCAAAATTATATTTACCTAACCCTCAATATATTGGGGATGTAAGTAAATTATCAGAACACGTTTATCAAAAACTAGATGCTCATGGTGTGCAATTTACAATAGCAACTTTGTCTGCATGTTTTTATCTAGTGTCAGTATTTAGACGGGAAAATTATACACAACAAGAGGTTGCTAAATTAGTCGGTACTACCGAAGTATCACTAAGAAAGAACATGAAAAAGATTTTACAATTATATAATGTAGATAAAAATAAATTAAATTATATGGTATTAAATGATTTTATTAATGGAATAAAAAAAGGAGAGAAATAAGAATGAAAAGAAAGATAATGATAATAGGTGCAGGTGGTATAGGTAGTATGTTAATACATAATTTAGAAAGGTTAGGTATTTATGACATAACTGTTTTTGATGATGATAAGGTAGAAAAAAAGAATTTAACTTATCAACATTATAATGAAAGCCACTTAGGAGAAAATAAAGCAGAAGCAATTAGTAGTCAGTTTAATGGTATTAAAGCCGAACCGTATTTAGTTTTAGTACCAAAACAGTTGAAAGGTTATGACCTAGTTATTTGTTGTGCAGATAATTTAGATGTAAGACGCTTGCTTTATAGGCAAGGTACAGGTGATGATGCTAACGTGAAGTGGTTAGATTTACGCGCACAAGGCAGAAATGCTACGCTAATATCATATATGCTTAATCCTAATTTAGTGGATACTGTATTAACAGGGGAAGAAGGTTCTTTTTCCTGTCAAGCACAATCTTGGGATGGCTCTGCTAAAGGTGTTAATATGATGAATAATGTAATCGCTTCTATTGCTGCTCAATGGATTCAGAAATGGTTCAATAAGCAGGAAGTAACTGCAAGTATGGTGTTTAATATATGACCGATAAAGTTGATGACGATTTAGAATTATCAGATGAGGAGATAGGTGAAATAATAAGTATTATTTCTAAGGATGGGATTTATCTTAGGTCTGAAATAGTTAGAGTTTGTTGTCATGTTTGTGGTGAAGAGTTTATAGGAACAAAAAGACACGCAGGAGGTTTTCTAAGTGGACATCAAGTATATCATGAGTCTATTATTAAAGAGAGTATTAGAGCATCCCAACAAGGAGGGGTCTGATATAGGATTAGAGGATTGGAAGCCCTCTAGCGATAGTAAAGCATCAGAAATTGATGTAGTTAATGTTGTGTCAAATTGGACTAATGAATATCCAACAGAGTTTGGTATGACTAGTTTCCTAAGAGACAAGATATTTGCTGTATCTAATACAGGTAAGAGTGTGTTAGTACATATGATGAATGGTCAAACATTTACAATAACTATTAAAAATAGCCCTATTCCTTTTTTTAAGGATGATAGGCTTACTAATGAAATTGTAATCAAAGAATTAAAAGGTGAGAAAAATGAAAAAAAATAAAGTTAAGAAAGGAAAATGGGATGAGCATGAAGTAAAGTTACTTTGTGTTTGTTTGGATGAAGGTTTGGATGTTGAAGAAACAGTATTACGATTTGATGGTACTAGGACTTCTGCACAAATTAAAAGTAAAATTTCATCCAAAGCAATAAGAGAGCGTCATGTTGATTTAGATATAGAAGAGATGCATGAGGACTTGGTTAAAGAAGAAGAAATGGAAGAACATCTAGAAAAGGTAAAAGATGTTCTCGATGAGAAAATAGCAGAAGTTAAGAAAACTAACAATAAAATGGTGTTTAGATTAGTTCTAATTACAGCAGTAATTGTTGGAGTATTAATACAAACAGGGGTAATAGAATGAAGATAAAGAATAGTGAAGAAGAATATGATGAGAATGATAGATTATATGCGAATATAATGGAAAAAGTGGTTAAAGATAACGAATGGAAAAAACCTATTAGAGAATTATGGGAAGTATGTTCTGATAGTATGGAATGGGTGTATCCTGATTTTGGTACAGAAGCATTCCTGAGTCAAATATACAAACAATCTATTGAGCATTTTGATATTCCTAGAGAAGTTCAAGTGTTAGTAGATGCTAATAATAATCTATTCATGAGTGTTGGGACACCGGGGTTTGTATCTTTTGCAAATCAAGATGATGAGTTATATGGTAGTGAAGAACCAATGAAATTACCTATTAAATGTTGGATTCATACTCATCCTAATATGTCAGCATATTTCAGTGGAACTGATTGGAATACTGTTGATACTTGGAAAGGTAATTTAGATAGTGCAATTGTTTTAGGTCAAGGTGAAGTGTGGGCTTATGATTGTAAAACTGAAATAGGTAAGCACGTATCATTTATTAAGACCAATAGTGGTAGGTATTCTGTAACGGAAGGTGAGGAGTGATGGATATTCTTAATTCAAGACAAACTACATTAAGAGAATTTGGATTAGTATTTCTAATGACATTTATGTTAGCAGGGTGTACTATACCATCCCCCGAAGAAGTATTTGCAGAGGAAGAAGAATGTGTAAAGGAGTGGTCTATGATGAATGGTTCATTCACATATTTAATCAATGATTTGAATAACTCAACACAAGAAACAGTGGTGTTAGATTTTAACACAACTCACGGTCTAATTGAATTAGATTATTTCTATTACAACTTGACTCATCTGAGTTTTGATATCATAAATAATACTGTAATATTTAATAATTTTACTTTTAATGCAGAAGGTTATGTACAACAAGGGACTCATTTATGGTCTAATGGTTATGCACCTCAATTTGGTAATGCTACCTTAGTATTCCCTGTATTTCCTTTTGACGTAACCGTTGAATATGAAGTTAAATATAGAGTATGGAATGGTAGAGAATGCAGCCGACAGTAACCGTAACTTTCCCTGCCCCATTACCCGCAGAAATACCTTGCCCTATTTGTGAAGGGAATAAGTGTAAAGTTTGTGACATGACAGGTAAACTACAATTAACAGTAGATGCCAAAGTCCCTATTCAAAGAGCGCACATAGTAAAGTTTGTAGCAGAAAATATGAGTAGTATGTCAACTCTATTAAACAAACAATATGGTTTAAGTCCTGAAATAGAAACAGAAGAGATGATTCAATATCAGGGCGGTGTGTATGAAGTTGTCAGGATTAGTAGTCTTGGTGGTGCAATGTGGATGGTGCATAGAGTGGATAAACTAGAATCCCCTAGATATTTTAAAACCTATAAAGAATTAAAGACATTTAAGGGAGGATTAGCATATGAAGAATGAAAGAATCGTAGTAAGAATACCTAGAAATGCTACGTCAGAATTACTTGTGGTAACAGGTAATTATTGGAATATTGATGTGTTGGATATTCGATGGTATGATAATGGTAAACCTACCAAAAAAGGTGTTAGAATGAATATAGACGAAGCCGAGTCTCTAAATAAGGCATTAAGGAGAGCATTAAATGATAATATCAATAAGAAAACTAAAGAAAGAATTGAAGAAGAGACTTAGAACAGGAACATACATCAGTGCAGATATCTATCCTATTATGGATAAGTATATGAGATTTAGTTTAAATGAACTAAATTTAGAAATTGATAACATATATACTGAAAGTGGCGATAGAAAAGTTACTACTATTCATGTAGAAAAGGCAATGTTGAATTTGCTTTTATCTAAAACAGAGGAGGAATAGTTATGGATAAAGAAAGAAGAGAGAATATGAAAATACTCATGGAACTTATGAATAGAAATAAGAAACATGATGTAGAAAGATTAGCAAGAATGGAGGAAGAATAATGAAATGGTGTCCGTGTTTAGTGGATTCAACATTATATGCAAATATTAAATGCCCAATACATGATAAGGAGGAAGAATAATGTACACTATTCAAACAGGTAGTTTGAGTAACTTTGCTAATGTTTGTGAGATACTTGAGTTCCAAACACCTAATGAAAAGGCAAAAACTATCTCTGATAATCTAAGTGCATTTAAGTCTAAACCATTGGTGATGCAAGTGTTTTCATTATCGTATCCTACCAACAACATTGGTAATATTAAAGCAGTATCTTGGATTGCTTCTGCATTAGGTTTGTTCGATGATGAAGTTAAATCTGCTGCTAAAATGTGGGGAGATTTAGGAGAAGGTCTATATCAAATGTATGAAGGTGAGAATAATCATTCTGATATTACATTTGGAGAGTTTTATTCTTTATTACTTTTAGATTGTTCTTCTATTAGTAATTCTTCATATGAAACATTTGCTTCTGCACTTAGACAAATGTCTGCTTTAGAATTAAAATGGTTTGTAAGGTATTGGCTAAGAAAACCTAGAAATGGTGTGAACAATAAGATACCTTTGAAAGCATTGGCTTTGCATTATAGAAGTAATGATACTACTATATACAAATATGCTCAATATAATTCAGCAAGTGAAATTTGTTCTAGTCTAGAGTTAGGTCAAACTCCTGAGTGCAGATTATCTCACGGGCAATTCGTACAACCTATGTTAGCGAAGGCACGTAAAGGTAAAGAAAGACCTGATAATTATTATGTAGATGCTAAGTATGATGGAAATAGATATCAGATACATAAGAGTCAAGATTTATCTGTAATAATCTTTAATCGCAAAGGTAAAATTGTAACTGAGCAATTTCCTGATGTTGAAGACCAAATGTTAGAACTAGAAGTGGATGATTTCATAATTGACACCGAAATATATCCAATCAATATAGATGGTACACCTGCACCCCACAAGAAGATGGGTAAGAGAGTTCATAAATTAGATAAAGAAGAAGCAGTAAGAGAATGCCCTGTTAAAATGGTAGCGTTTGATATACTATATTGGAAAAATGTAAGTTTCTTGGATTTAAATTTTAAAGATAGATTAGAAAGATTGTCGTGGTTATTACCAAAGGATTTGATAGCGAAAGGTTTTGATAATCAAACAATAGAGGGTGCATATAATACTGCAATTAGTTTAGGTTTTGAAGGTATAATGATAAAGGATTTGGATATGGTATATCAAGCAGGTAAAAGAAGTAATGCTTGGTTAAAATATAAACCTGCTAGAATAAGTTTAGATGTTGTAATAACAAGTGCGACCTATGGTACAGGAGATAGGTCAGATGTATTTGGTTCTTTTGGTATATCTTTAAGGAATATTGCTTATCATAAAGCCCCTAGAAAAAATATGCCTGAAAGCATACCTCATGGTGGTGATAAAATATTGGTAAATATGACAGGTATGAAAGGTAAAGAATATGTTTCTATTGGTTCTGTTGGTACAGGACTTTCTAGATTGGATTTGTTAAACTTAACAACAGACTTGAAGAAGAATGTATCTTCATATGAAAAAGGAGTATTTACTTTCTTACCGAGAATAGTACTAGAAGTAACTGCTGATTTGGTAACACAAGATGCTGATGGTAACTATGGTCTTAGATTTCCTAGAGTAGTTAGGATAAGGGATGATAAGTTTGCTAAAGATATAGATACACTTCAAAATGCACAGAGGATGATACTTTGATTGGTGTAGATATGATGACTATAATTGATGACTACCCATATAGATGTATTAGGGTTTATCAAAATATAGCAGTATTACAGCCAGTTGGTAATCCAAAGAGAACTATTGAAGTTGATATTGATACCTGCCCGTATATAGATTCTGAATCAAAGAAACTAATTACACCCAATAAGGAATTAGTAATTAAAGCAAAGGTTAAGAAACAAAAAAGACATAAAGCGAAGACTATTGATATAATGAAAATTATAAAAGATGAAGTTGATATGTCAATATCTAGGGATTTAGTTTATTTTGTACGTGACCATATTGAAACCCTTATTGCTAACTTAGCACTTGAGGCTCAAAACAATGTAATTAGAAACGGTGATAAGCGACTAGCACCTAGACATTGGTACTGGTTGGAAGTCCCAATACACGGCACACAACATATCGTGCGAGAACAAGATGAAATTGCATCGGAAATAAAAGAGAATTATTGGGAGTGATATCATGTTTAACCGAAGCCAACTTGAAGGTATATTATTATCACATCCTAAATGTGAAATTAATGTGTCTAGAGATAAAGAAACATACATTGGGTATAGAGTTAGGCTAAAGGTTAGTTTTAGGGGTAAGAATGAGTTCCTATTGGGTATTCAGCGCACTCTTTTACAGCATGAGATAGTTGCTAAGTATAAAGAAGAAGAACACAAGACAAGACCTAGACCAATATTAACTATAACAGGTAAAAAAAATCTATGGAACTTATGTAATATTGTTCCCGACAATTTACCTACTGCTAAAGGAGAATGGGAAACTTTCAAACAGGCAGTAATAATAGTTGATTCAAATCGACAACACACTGAAAAAGGTCTAGATGAAATCTTAGCATTAAAAGGGGTAATATGATGAGATGCCACCGTTGTAATGTTTTTGAAGTTGAAGAAAATCAGTTATGTAGCACTTGTAAAATTGCTGTAAACTTTTTGAATGAACCTAAAGAACGTGCAACGGATGAGCAAATACTAGAATCTTCTATGTTAATGAAAATGAAAGAAGGTTGTAGAGAGTGTGGTAGCAATGACTTTGGTTATAATGCCGGAGTATTAGAAGAAGGTAAACTAAAGTGGTTTATTATTCAAGTTAAGTGTCATAGTTGTGGTGCAGACTATGATGAAGCATTAGATGTGAGGATTAAAAATGAGTTTAATAAAAATGAAAAACAAGCAAAGACCAATAATAATAGTAGGTAAATCAAATAGGAATTGTATAGATAAGGCGTTAGAACTTTTATCTAGTTCTGATAATCCTATTATACGATATGCAGATGAATATGATATAGAAGATAATTATTCTCTTCCTAGAAATAGGGGTCTAATTATTAGAGAAGTTAACATTAAACCTAAGACGGATTTGATAATCAAATCTATCCTAGAGTATAGAGGGACTGTTATATTAACATCATCTAACCAAAAAGATGTTCCCAAACCCATACTTAAGTTAGTGAAGTTGACTAGGGCTACATCTGATTCAGAAGATATATTGAACATAAAGAAAATATCACCTAGAAGTAATCCACCAAAAGAATATGATTTAGATATTTTTAAGATTATGATGGACTATTTGAAGAATCCTGATAGAGAAGATGTATTAGAGATTCTTAAAATAAACAAACCATCTGATACTCAACTATTAAGTTGGTTAGCACAAAATGTACATCCTAACAAATTAATGTATATTGATTCAGAAGTAAAAAGGAAATGGTCATCAGATTATTTCTATGAGTTATTGGCATATTCACATGAAGGAAAAACTCATGGTAAATTGGTTATGCCTAAGAGAAGACCGCAAAGTGAAATGCGGGATATATGTAGAAGATTAAAATTAAAGAGAGAGCAACAGCATCTACTAAAACATTTATTAGAAGATGATGAATTTAGAAAATATGCTAAGTCTAGATTAGATAATAGACAATGCAGACTCCTAAAATTAGGAGAAAAAAAGAAAATAAAAACAAAGCAACCAACGGTTGTTACAACAACATTGGATAAGTGGTTATAATGGCAAGAAACAATAAAAATTATTACAGGTATAAAGCATTACACGAAATTGGAAACGACAGAGCAGAAGAAGAAATGAATATTCAGGAGATAATGACATTCATTAATAACTATAAAAATAGTAAAGGTCGTTTACATCGGCATGTTAATTCTATGACTAATGTTATAGTAAATCTGATGTATCAAATGCCTGAATATGAAATAGTAAAAAATGGGGTATGGGTATATACTCCTATCGGAGATGAATAAAATGTTATGGACTGAAAAATATAGACCTCAACACTTAGATGAAATAGTGGGTCATTATAATTTAATAATGGATGCAGAAGAATGGCTACAAAATAAAGAGATGCCTAATCTTCTTTTATACGGTGTAGCGGGTACAGGTAAAACTGCATTCGCAGGGGCATTGGCTAATGATATATTAGGTGAGTTCAAAGATTCTAATTTCTATGAAATTAACGCCTCAGATGATAGGAAACTTGAAACAGTTAGGACTAAGATTAAGGAAATAGCATCTACATCTAAAATAGGTGATGTACCATTCAAAATAGTTTTACTCGATGAGATGGATGGTATGACTAAAGATGCTCAAAATGCACTAAAAAGGATTATGGAAAGATATTCAGAAAATTGTAGGTTTATAATAACCTGTAATGAAAGAAATCGTATCATATATCCTTTACAATCTAGATGTGCTAATTATCTATTTATTAGATTGAGTGATGAGAATATGTCATTCATATTAAACAGAATATTAACACTAGAAAAAATAACAAGTGTTGATAAAGAAGAACTCGATTCTTTTATATTGGGGCTGCATGGTGATATTCGTAGAGGAATTACCGAATTACAAGCATCAATTTCTAGTAAGAGTCCTCTATCAAAATTAAATCAAGAAAGCCTTGAGCCGTATGTTATTATAATTAATATGTTAAATGAAAATAAATATGAACAAGCATTAGACGAGGTACATAAAATGATTTACAATTCTATTGACATGGCATCGTTGTGTGTTAATTTACATGATGCTGTTGTAGCAAAAGAAATGCAACACAAAAAGAAATTCCAATATCTGCGAGTAATCGGGGAGGCTGAATGGCGTAGTAAAACCATGACTCCAAAATTATTAGCGAGTTGGATGATAGCACAAATGATATGAAAAAAAAGAAAAAAAGAAAAGGTGAAAAAAATGGAAAATAATGAAAATATTGAGAAATTAATGAAAGAAGTGGAATTGGGAGCAGGTCGAGTAGATTTAAGTCTAGAAGATGCTGTTCTAAAGATAGATGAAATCTGTCAACAAAATGGTTTAGATAAAAACGAAGAACCATTAGTTGTGATGAATCTATGGAGACAGTACGTTGCAAGTGTAATGATGTCAAGAAAGAAAGATTCTGCCGATAATAACGAAAGCCCGACCAATGCTCCTAGCAACGGTTGGTTAAAACAAGCATTTGGTATGTTTGTATCTTTAGATGAATCTAGAGATATGATGGAATGGAGTAGGAATAATGTATTCAATGAATATAATATGGATAAAGAAACTACCCTTGAATCAGGTAAAGTAGCAGTAGTAAATCAAATTGAAGATGGTACTTATCAAGTGATTAGATATCATGAAGGTGAAAGACAAGAAAGATTCATTCAGACATTACCTGCGGGAGCAATGCCGTTAGATGATGAAAAATGGTGGATAGTACCTTTAGATGCAGTTGCTAAATACAGAGAAGACCCTAACCCTAATTATGGTAAACCATTACCTAAAGAAGAGTTTAGAAGAAGTGGTGTATTTGTAGGTGAAGTTGATGGTAAGTTTGGTAAGTATTACTTTAATTATAAAGGTGATTCTTCTAAGGTTTTTGAACCAAAGACCTTTGAGTGGGTATCATTTAACTGTATCATAAACAGTTTTGATGAGACTAAGATTCATGGTATAACTACAAGAACTCTTGCTTCATTAGTAGTTAATGATGAATTACCTGATGATTCTGATTCAAAGAGAGATATGAGTCAAACATCTAAACCTGATTTGATGATGGAATATGCTAGAGAGCATTATGTACCATTAAACGATTTAGATAGGGCGCATAGTATGAATCTATCTAAAACATACCTAGAGAGGTTTGTTATTACTGATGGTAATGTGGCAAGTATGATACTTACACCTACTGCTAATGGCAATAGAATAGTATCTATATCAGATTTGAATGCTGATTTTGAATATGATGGAGATGGCTATGTTGGTACAACTTGTTGGATACCTAGTAGTATTGATATTGATTTTGGTGTAGGTTCTGATGTTATTGTAGTAGGTAGAACTTCACAACGCACAAATGATGATGGTTCATTAGATGGAACTACGCTAAATGTTAGCGGGTTGTTTGTAACTTCAAAGCGAGGTAAAGTTGTAGAAGTAGAAATTCCTGTTGAAGATGATACAGATTGGTTCTGAGGATATAATATGTATCAGATATCAGGGCAGATAATACATAGTCATAGTTTTGCTGTTCCATTAGAAACAGTAGAATTTTTGACAGTTAGGTTGAATGAAGAAACCGGGGAATACTGGTTAAAAATGCATTTGCCTTCTAGTAAAGAAATAAGAATAAAAGTAAGTGAGGCAGAAGTCAATTCCATATTAGGAGAATGGGCTATGTCTAAGGGTAATGATGTTTATCCTGAATTTAATGGTGATAAAAATGAGTTGGAATACAGAAAAGGTAGAAGATAATAGTGACACTTTTGCAGAAGCAAAGGCGAGGATTAAGGCACAGATTAAGGCACGAAATGAAAGGGAGAAATCCTTTTTATTGTGTTCTATTACTGGCGAGCCAAAGGTAGGTAAAACAGGAACAGCAATGGATTGTAGAACCACCAAAGAAATTGAAGAAGGATACAAAGTATTTATTCTAGATTTTGATGATGGGGCAGAACCTACTTGGGATTCAGGATGGGATAGAGATGAAAACATAGTAATCTTTAACCCTATTGAAATGAAAGGTGATGGAACAGTTGATTGGAATGAGACATTTCAGAATGCACATTCTTTCATAACATATGTTAAGGAAGAAATGGCAGAAGGAATACTTGTTAAATCAGTAATCTTTGATGGTGTGGATAAAGCATTTGAAGGGTCAGGTGATGTATTAAGGCAACACTTGGTAAGGTCTTCAAAGAGAGATGGATTGATTATACATGATACTGATTCTGTAACTGTTAAACCTCTAGATTGGAAGATTAGAAATAGAGTTTATAATCGTCTTTTAGATGCGTTTATTGCTATTGATGCAGATAGGTTTTTGATAACACATATGAAACCTATCTATGGTAACATAGTTAATCCAGTACCTATTGGTGTTGTACCTGATTGGCATAAATCTACACCTGCTAGATTTACTCAAATGATACACATTAATAAAATTAAGAGTGGAGCAACAACTAATTATATTGCTGAATTACAAGCAAGTAAAACAAATCCCTCAATAGTAGGAAAGGAATGGACTGTATTTATTACCAATGGTGAAAATGTATGGTCAGGTATTCCTGAACTACGTGAGGGGAAATTATGAGATTTGTAATAGATAATAAAAAGTTTATTGATGCATTAAGTGCAGTAGCATTGAGAGGTAAATATCCTAGTGGCGGTGCAACTAAGATTAAAACATTGTCAGATTATGCGTACATAGTTGCTGATATGAATGATGGACTACCGTCATCAATTACTTTGTATAATGCAAATGACTCTACTGCTTGTTCTATTAAAGTACAAGATAACGAAAACTTGAGCATGGTTCACATTGGGGGTGAATCTGTTCTTGATATTTCTAAGTTGAAGAAGTATCTTAAACCTATGAAAGGATTAGTTACTGTAAATATTGGTGAAACTATCACGTTGGATACTACAACTAAACATGCTACAATACCAACAGTAATTAACCATCCATCATTCTCTATGATTGCATTGGTTAGAAATATTGATTTAGATGGTAAAGATGTAAATAACTTACCTACATTTGGTAAGGCTAATGTTCAGTTTGAGGCAGCAGTTATGTTAACTTCTGATTCATTGAAAGATGCTTGTGCCACTTGTGATGTTGCTAACACATCTAGATACATATTAGAATCTACTTCTAATGATTTCAGAATAAGTATTCCTGAAGTTAATACAGAAACGATTGTAGTATATCCTGATACATTAACCGTTGAAGGTGAAGAAGCAATAGTAGAATTGACAGGTGAGTTTGCTCATTTTTTAGATGGGATAACTACCATCTATCTTAAGGATGATTTTCCGGTGTTGATTACATCCCCTAATAGAGTTTTAATTAAAGCACCTAGATTTAATCCGAGGTAATATATATGATAATTAGTGAAACAACAGAAGGAATATACACAGCATGGCGGGATGATACAGGTAAAAGGGAACGCTGTATCACCCCCCACTCTGTTTTTAGACCATATTTCTATATTTTAGCAAGTGATTCTAAACCTGAGAATATTATTAGTAGAGATAAATGGGGCAATAGTAGAGTATTAACTGTATCTTATGAAGAAAATAGAGCATATAAAAGTCTACAAAACCTACCTTTAACTAGAGTTTCCTGTAAAAACCCTCAAGAGATGAGGAAGGTAAAGGATGAGTTTACTACTACTTTTGAAGCAGACGTAAGATATACACATAGATATGCTGTTGATGTATTTTACAAGACTAATAGTGAAACGATACGTTTCTTTGGTGAAAAAGGATTTCCTGAATATGATTTAAGAAAGTGTTATTGGGACATGGAATGGATGCAAGGTGGAGAACATGATGGTAAGATTACTTGTATAGTTATGTATGATAATTTTGAAAAGAAGTTTCATAGATATAGTTGGTTTCCTACGAAAAGAAACTTAAGTGAAAATACTGTAAGAGAAGATACAGAAGAGTTTGTCTTTGATAATGAGAAAGCAATGGTACTTTATTTCTTAACAGTAATAAATAAACAAGACCCTGATATGTTAATATCTTGGTTTGGAAACAGATTCGATTTACCTAAGTTATTAGAAAGATGTGCTGCACTTAATCTAGACGCTAGGTTATTATCACCTGTTTGGGAAGTTGATGGGTTCAAGAATAATAAAAACAGTTATTCGTTTAATAGAGATTTTTTTGGCCCTATTGAACAACCAATTAAAGGAAGAATAACATTGAGTTTAGATGTAGCATTTGAAAGACAATGGAATGATGCTCAACGCGGTACTCTTCCTTCACTATCCTTAGATTATGTATCGAATCTAGTTCTAGGTTCTAAGAAATTAGTTAGTGAAAAGTTTCCTGACAAGCAGGAGTTTTTCAGAAGAGGTTGGTTAGAAGATTCTGACACTTATTTACAGTATGCTTTAATAGATGTTGAACTAATTAAAGAGTTAGATGAAACAAACTATTTATCAGAAGCAGTATTGTCATTACAGCGTTTAATCAAAGCCCCGTTTGATGCCTGTTTTTATGCAAGTAATATGGGTGCAATATATTTCATGCGTAATGCTTGGTGGAAAGCACCATCATCAACTGATGGAGTCAAGATTAACTACGAAGGTGCAATGATATATGACCCGTTGAAAGAAGGTACTAATGGTTTACATCAAGGTGTAGCAGCATTTGATTATGCACAACTATATCCATCAATGATGATAGCACGTAATATATCTTGGGAAACTAAATCAGATGTTCCAACAGAATTTGCTGTAAACATTTCTACTCCTAGAGATTTCTCACCTGCTAAAACTAAAACAATGTTATATTACAAGACTGATGAATTAGGAATATTACCTAAATCAGTTTTAGAATTAAAAGCATTGAGAGATGAGTACAAAAAGAAAATGAAAGAAGCGACAACTAAAGATGATAAGGTTAAATGGAATAACAATCAGTTAGCAGTAAAGCGATTGATGGCAAGTTTCTATGGTATTATCGGGTATCAGGGTTTTGGTTGGTCTGATGTAGATATAGCCGCTAGTATTACTGCTAGTGCAAGACAAGCAATTAGATATGCTGCATTAAAAGTGGAGGGATTAGAATAGGTAAAATAATATTTATTAGTAAAATATTTAAATGTAAATTGTGTAAGTTTCATAAAACGGATAATGCTTTTACATTAGAAGAAGGCGGCATATGTTGTGAAGAATGTTGGGGTAATATGAATGAGAAATAGATTAATATGTAGATGGTGCAAGGCCAAAGTATCTTGGAAGCATGATAGACGAAGACGATGTGATAGTTGTAAGGAATGATAATTATGAAAGATAAAATGTTAATAAGAATGATATATGTAATAGGTAAAATATCTACACTGATAAGTAGATTTAATAGTAGTAGGTGGAGAAAATGAAAGTGGTTTACGGTCATACTGATTCTATTTATGTTAAGTGTGAAAGTATTGAGAAAGGAGAAGAGATTTGTGCTATGTTGAATGAGTCTGTAAGAGAATACTTTCCTAATATTTTAGGGCTAAAAGAACATCCTGTGACACTAGAGTTTGAAAAGTATTTTGAAACACTAGGAGTCGGTGCAACAAAGAACAGAAATGCAGGAATGATTTCTTGGAAAGATGGTGATTTCTTAGATAGTAAAGAGTTTGTTATGACAGGCTTTACCGCTAAAAGAATATCAGAAACGGCACTTGCTAAAGAGGTACAAATAAAGGTTTTGAAAATGTGGGTAATGAACCACTCAGAAGAAGAAATACTAGATTATTTAGTATCTATTTATCAAGATACTTTACAAGGTAGATTAACACTTGATAAAATATTAAAGCGTAGTAGATATAAAGAAGAAAGATTTCATGTTTATTGTACTGTATGTAAGAAATCATATCATTTAGAAGATGATAAATGTAACTGTGTTCTTCCTAATAACAAATCTGCACTGACTACTGCTAGAAAAAGTGGCAAAGGTTGGGCTTCGGCAGGAAAAAGACCTACTGTTGGTGCAGGTATATTGGGTGTACTAATGTACAATAAAACTAACACTACGCCAATAGAAGATACTTACTTGTATCTTAAAATGAAAGACTATCCATCTATGATTAATCACCCAATAACAGGGAACTCATTTGTTCCTAATTATATGGCGGGATTAACAGAAGAGGATTTTAAAACAATTACACCTGATTGGGNACATTATGCTCAATCAGTTGTTAAAAAAGCAAGCCCAATATTTGATGCTATGGATTGGGATACATCTAAAATAACAAAAGATGTACATCAAAGAACACTAGATGAATGGTGGTAAAAAATATGAATGAATACACATACCAATGGAATGCAGAACAATATGAAGACAGTGAGGACAGAACAGAACCAATATTGAAGATTTCTAAATCTTCTTTAGGTTCTTTTCAATGGTGTCCTCAAAGATATGAATACCAGTATCCACTAAGGATGCCGATAGACCAAACTGATGTAATGAGAAAAGGTAGCATAATACATAATGCTAGAGAAGATTGGTTCAAAGATGTGGATATCAAAAAGGCTGAAACACTATCAGGTGATGAACTTGCTAGTTATTTTTTGAGTGTATATCCTATTGATGATTATAGTGATATGTATCAAATAATGGCGATTGATGATGCTAACAGATTTATGGATTCTAAGATGGAAGAGAAAGTAGAAGAGTTCTTGCCTGTTGTTAATGAGATAATGTTAGATGCTGAAATAGTAATACCTAGAGATATTATGGGTGATAAGTTCACACTTGCACACGATTATGTTGTACACTTACAAGGTATTATTGATAGAATGTATGTAGAGGATGGAGGCTATATTCCTATGGAGTTAAAAACAGGTGGTTGGAAAGACTGGAAAAAGACTATGATGAGAAAAGAAATGGCCTTTTACCAAATACTATTTGAAAACTGCCCTAGAGAAACTTTGTTATCACATAATATAGACCCTGATATTAGTATGACTCATTGGGGTTGGTATTATCCTGCTGCAAATTATACTTATGTTGAAGAAGTAAAGAAGTCTAGTAAAAAAGCAGTCATGAAAGGCATAGCAAAACTATTACATTCATATGAACTAAGAGACTTTGAGGCTAAATTTTATGCAAAGACTTGTATCAATTGTAGTTTTTATGGTATATGTCCTGCTGCAACAAATGATGGGTGGAATTAAAATGAAGTGGAAAGAATATTTTAGAAGAAAGAAAGCATATAGAGAGAGGCATAAAAAATGAAAATGAATAAAAATGAAGTGGTATATATGTTGGGTTATTTAACTCACAGCCAAATGATAGATGCAGTAAAAAATAAAAGTGTAAGTGCAAGTAGTATGATTGATATTTGTGAACACATGAATAACCACTATTGGGGTGGATATGAAGGTTGTATTAGGTATTGTAAGTTCTTTCAAGAAAATGAAGAGTTGGCAAAGATGTTTGAAGAATGGTTTATGACGAGTGACGGTCATTTACATGATGCTAATGGTGATGGCACTTTTTACAATGGAGTAGCCGATGTTAAAGATTCAGAACAGAACTTTAGAAAGGAATACGTAAGAATGAAGGTGGTGTCAAAATGAAAGATAAAGTAGAAAAAATATTAAGTTCTAGAGAATGGACGTTTGCAGATTTAACTAACATGAGTCAATTGGTAAAGGATTTTTCAGAAGATATATATGGTCAATTAGATTCTAAAGAAAAATTAGTACTTGTATGGGAAAAGGAAATATCTAATGTTCAATCGTTTGGAAATTTCTTTCAGAACCTAGTAATAGAACAAATACAAATACAAGTAGCAAGCACATTACAAGAACAATTACTTACAGCAAATGTAAACTTTAGTAATAATAAAAATAAGGAGGAAATTGGAAATGAAATACCCAAAGGAAGTATGGGCGGGAAGCCATCTGAAAAACGCAAGACAGATGAAGCGGCACATAGTGAAGAATAAAAGTGAAATGATAGAGTGGATTAATCAGTATAATGGTAAGATGAATTGCTATTATACTATCTACGACTTTACGTTCTTTTCTGAAAAGGAAAAGATAGAATCTTCTGTAATCAAAGATAGAGCATTTTTAGATTTAGATGCTCATGGAGATATGCCCCTCAGTAGGGCATACTCCGATTTACAACTCTTAGCAAGAAAGTTTCTAAAACAAGATATATTATTTCAAATGTATTTTAGTGGTAAAGGGTTTCATGTTATTGTACACGGTGAGATTGCTAATGATATAAGACAAATCCAATCTTGGTATAGACAAACTAAGAATCATGATGGATTTGTTTTAGAGTCTTTAGATGATAGCGGAATACAAACTAACAGATTAAGGAGAATACCAAATACAGTTAACTTGAGTAGTAGTGATGAGAATGGTGAGCCGTATTTCTGTATTCCTATCTTAAAAGAGGATTTAGATAGACCGTTAGAGTATATTACTGAATTAGCAAAAAAGCCTAGATACATCCAAAGTAAATACGGACACAAACTAACAAAGTGGCCTAATGTTAAACCGATTGAAATGTCTGATATAGAAGTTGAAGCCGTTAGACCAATTGGTAATTTACCAATATTACCTTGTATGCACAATGCTATAATGGTTCAAAATCCGGGACATTACGCTAGAGTATATCTAGTTCAATGGTATAGGGACATACTAACTATGGGAAATAAGAATCTTTCTTTAGATGATAAAAAAAGAGTAGCGAAAACTATTATGGATGAACTAACTAAAATAGCAGAAAAAGATGATATATGGTTAGATTGGAATGCTAATAAGACTAAAAACTATGTATGGGGTATAGTAAATAAAGGGTACAATGCACCTAGTTGTTATAATGTACTAATCCCTGACGGTTATTGTATCGGCAAATGTTGGAGGTATCACGATGTCAACTGATGAAAGAATAAATGACATATGGAAACTAGATGAAAATGGTGGGATATCAGAAGAGTATCTTAAGGAAATAATAATGCATCAGTATAATCTTCTGAAAAAGATGCAGAAATCAGTAAATACGGAGGAAGAGGAATGAAATTAATAATTGATAGTAGAGAAAATTCTTCCTTAACTGAGTGTATCGAAATAGAAGCACTTGGACTTAAGATTGATACTCAAAAAGAGTGGTTAGAGATAGGAGATTATGTTTTTGATGGCGTTTGTTTTGAAGCAAAATCTTCATTTGATTTCTTACAGTCTGTAATAAATAAAAGAATTTGGAGTCAAATTGACAACATGGATAGGGCATTTGAAAATAATAATGTGATTATTTATGGAAGTCTTGACAAGGCTATCAAAGAATATCGTAAAAGAGTAACCGATGGTACTTATGGAAGACCTAGTTTTTTACATAACAAGTTCATGGGTGCAATAGGTAAAATAATATTAGATACTGATTGTAATATTATATTAGTAGATAACGAAAAAATGGCGGCTAAAGTTATATGTGCTGTATGCAAAATGAAGCCAATTGATAGGTCTGTATATCAGCCTAGAATAATAAAACAAAAGAAAATCAGCACAGCAGATTTGCGTATAGACGTATTGATGACTATAAAAGGCATCAGTGAAACAAAAGCACAAATGTTAATTGATGAATATGGTTCAATTATGGAGATAGGTGAATCAACTATCAAAGAAATATCTATGATAGATGGTTTTGGTAGTACATTAGCAAGAAGAGTAATAGACACTCTTAACTCTGAAGAAAAACAGGTGATATAAAAATGGAAAATATAAAGAATATAAAGATGGAGAATGAAGAAGATAGTGTGTATTATGGTTTTATTGAAGATGATAATATGGATAGGAGTGAAAGTCATAGGGTTAGGCTACCTACATTTATACAGGAATATGTAGCAAATGCAGTTCAAGTATCAAAGTATAATAATATCCCTGCTGCACTTACTGCATTTAATTTATTAGGACAATTATGTAAAGATAAGGTGGTGATAGTTAGAGGTCAAGGTAGAGAAGATACTAGAGTTCCAGTATTGTGGCTACAAACTTCAGGTACAGGTAAGTCTGAAATGTACAATTTCTTTGGGCCTATATCTAGAAAGACCTTTGAGATTTTAAATGAAAAGCATGGTACTAATTTTACTATTTTTGATGTAACAGAAACAACAGATGCAGCATTAATAGGTTCTATGAAACAAGAACAAGAAGTTGTTGAAGATGAAGATGGTAATACTCGTACCGTATATGTAGATGTTCAGACTAAAGGTGCATTTGAAGGGGATGGCCTTATTGTTTATGATGAGTTTGAATATTCAGGTGTCTTTAAACAGTCTCAACATAAAGAGAATATTATTTTATATTTGAATAAGTTGATGAATAGTATTCATGGTGAAAATTATATAATTAAAAAGAAATTAAAAGATGGTGATGAAAATATTATTTGTGATAGTAAGCGTTCCCCGTATGCTACTTCTTATATTCCTAAAGGATTGACGATAGTTATTGCAGAAAAGGGAGTACTACAAAGAATGTTAATATTCATTTGGGAAGTACCACCTGAAATACAAGATGAAATAAGAAAATCAGTAATAATGGAAGTAGGTAAAGAAGTTAATAGGATTGCACCTGTTAACAAGTTTGCAAATGGGTTTGTTAAAATTTATGAAACTTTAGATGAAAGATTTAAAGAAGTAAATGAAAATCCTAAAGAAGTTGTTAGATACTCAGAAGATTATACTGATGCATTAATGCGTGAATATGAAAACATGAAAGCATATGTGGCAGATAGTAGACCTGAAGTATTTGAAATTGCAAATAATTTTATCACTAGAATGAACAACCAAATAATTAGAATGTCAGTATTATGTTGTATAGCAGAAGCCCCAAGTATTAGTGATAAATCTAAAAGGTATATTGTGAATAGTAACCACGTTTTACAAGCATCTTCATTAGTCCGTCAATGTTATAAGAGTCTCGTATCGTGGTTAGATGTAGCCCTAAAGGTGCAAAAGGAGACTCTGCAAGAAAGAGCCAATATCGGTGCGTTCAAAGAATCGTATTTAGAACTAAAAGATAATGACGGTTGGGTAAATAAAACAATGTTACTAGCGGAAGTACGTGTAAAAACAAGAAAAGGTAGTAGCACAATTTACAAATGGTGGAGAAAAATTGAAGATAATTTTGAAGAGAACCGAGTGCATAAGAAAGTCTACGTTAAACTAAAGGAGGAAAAGAAATGAAAACAATGAAAGAAATAAAAGAATTTGCCTTTGAGGATTTAGAACTATACTATTTCCTGCAAAAGTCATTTAACGAATTGCAAAAATTTGTTGATTTAATTAAAGGTAGGGATAAAGATAGTGATGAGTATTTGTATGGTAGGTATTATTTAATGCCTCACAGCGAAAGAAAAGTTGTAGATGGTGTGATTAATCGCGCTAAGAAATCTACTCATCATGACAATGTTTATGCAGCAATGTCCGTTCTAAGTGATGCGATACACTCAACGGAGTAAGTGAATACCGATGGAAAAATTTGAAACACAGTACATTATTTTTGATGTGAAGGACGGTCCTAAAACTATAACTGAGTCAATTAATACATTAGGAAAAGAAGGATGGTGGCCTAGTTCAATGTTACCCGTTGGTGGTAGTAAACTATGCCTTTGGTTAACAAAGAATATATCTTCTAAAACTCCTGACCCCGCAGAAGCGGAAAAGAGTAGGTTATCTGAATTATGGTCTGAAATCACAGGTGATGATTGATGAGTGTTCTAGCACTAGACATAGAAACTAAGAACTTATCTCATGAAATCGGTGGTTGGCATAATACTCACATGTTTAAAGTGTCAACAATTTGTACATGGGATGGAGATATAGGAACAATTTATATTGATAAAGCAGTAGATGATTTAAAAAAATCTAATATACAAATTAAACCAATATCACAATTAAAGTTTGACTTAGATGACCACTTTGAAAAGGGTGGAACTTTGTTAGGACACAATATTGTAGGGTTTGATTTAAAAGTTTTGAAAGATGCTTTAGATATTTATTGTATTAAAAAATATTTAGACAATAAAGCGTACATAGATACTAGTCTTTATCTTCAAAAAGAATATGGTGAGAGAATTAGACTAGATAATTTGGCACAAAATACATTAGGTTCAGAAAAACTAATGAACAGTGCAGATGCACCCGCAGTTTGGAAGGCAGGTAGATATTCGGAAGTTGCAGAATATTGTTTAAAGGATTGCGAGTTGGTGTATGACTTATGGAAGTATGGTCAAAAAGAAGGCATTGTCAAATGTCTATCTTTTAACAAAGAAGAAATAATTGATTTAAAAGTGAGGTGGTAATTATGGATACCGTAGAAATTATGGTATGGATTATCTTCGTTATAATAATATCTTTATTATTTTTCGCAGCATTTGGAAATTCTAAATATTCAGAATCTTCAATCGAAGAATATATGCAGAAATTAATTGACGAGGAAAAACGTAATGACTCTCCGTGAGCAATGTTTCTTGTGTGGTGAATATACCATTCCAAAAAGAATACATGGTATATACATCGGCTCTGCATCCTCAATTAAAATTTGGGAATGTAGAGAATGTAAAGCCTTGTGGTCGGAAAAAACTAAAATCGATTAGTTTATCCGGCTGCTTGGCTATTTTTTTTTATTTTTTTTTAAAATTTTAAACTTTTTAATGGATATTTTTATTCTCTTGTAAAAAATTATTTTTTTCTAGATGCTACCCAAACCCAAAAGTAATTAGAAATAGACCAAAATAACTCATCTATTTTTTTAATCATATTACCTCAGCAATCATTTTAATCCATCCATGTTGGGGGTTCNGGGTAATATTGTCCGTAGTCTAAAGGTAATTCATCACCCATTATAGTAGCAAGTGTAGTAGGNAAATCTAATAACTCTTGTCTATATGTTGCTAATTCTGTTTTCTGTTCATCAGTCAAGGAATTATACAAAAGGGGCTTACTTTGATAATAGTCCACTCTTTTTTCTAACCAATAATCTCTTCCTGTTCTTACATTATTCCATGCTTCTTCTTCTGTTAATACCATTTAATCACCTCATGCTACTTGGAATGTCGCTGTCATTCTGAAAGGGCCAACTTGCCTTGAACTTGTTGTTGTTCGTAAGTTAAATCTATCACCTGCTGCAAAGTCATAGTCCAAAGATGTGTGGTGTGTATCATGTACTCCACTAGTATGACTCGTACTTAAATTACCGCTTTGATTAGAACCATTCTTTACTACAACAAATGTAGTAGTACCACTACTTACATTACCACTATTACCATAGGTAATATCTAATCTAACTAATTTACAAGCCACTCCTACATTTATACCAAAGTCAGTACCACTACTTGATTTACTGCTATTCTGCGCACCATTACCATATGAGAATTGATACCCGTTAGCGTTACCTGTACTTCCTGTACCTGAATATAAGTCTCCTTCTTCAGCAAAAATAACATATGTATCTGTACCACCAGCAGATGCAAAAGAGAGCGTACCACTACCATTTGTCTGTAATACTTGACCATTACTTCCATCAGAAGTAGGGAAAGTGTATTCTGAATTGAATGTAATCGCACCACTATTTGCTATTCCTATTCTAGCAGTATCATTCGTTAGTATGTTGAAAGTAGAGTCGGTGAATGTTCCTACATTACCTGCTGCATCACCTGACTTAAGCCCTGTCTGTATTCCCGATGAACCATCTTCTGCAATAATTAGAGCAGAATCGTCTACTACATGTAGAGAGTAACTGGGACTTGCAGTACCCATTCCTACTTTACCTGCATGAAGAACAAGCATATCTTCATCTAAAGTTCCAGCATTAACTGTTCCAAACTTTAACCATGCATCTTCTGTACCGCTATTTGCATCAGAAATTCTTGCCCGAATACGAGCATATTCATCTTTATTCCCTGCGGTGTCCTCACCATAGAATCTCATAACCCCAAGTCCATCATTAGCAAGTGGTGATGCTGAGTTTCTGTAAAAGGATAATTCCGGGCCCCAACCTGAATTATCATTAGTTGAAGTCATTTGTAATTGTGGAACGCTTGCATCCCCATCCCATGTTAATTTGGCATCTCCTTCAATAGTCCCATCACCCGTCCAAACTCCAATTTGGTTATTTACTGGCGTTCCTACTTTAGATACATCACCACTAGCACTTGAAACAGTAGCCCAAGTATTATCACCTCTAAGATAAGTTGAACTTGATGCTGTTCCTGTTGCAGTTAATCCTGTTGTAGCAACTAAACCTGTTGCGTTAGTTAATACTAAAGCAGAAGGTGTTCCTAATGCTGGTGTTGTTAATGTTGCATCGGTAGCCGTTAAATTAGTAATAGCAGTATTTCCGCCTAATGGTACTATGGATATATTTCCACCGTTGCCATGACCAATTGTGATTTTTCCTGTTGTGATTCCTTGATTGGTTGATAGTTCTAAGTTTTGATTTCCAAGGCTGTTAATTTTTGCTAATGCTGAACCACTACCAACCGAAATTCCATTTGAATCTGTTTGGAATCTTTTAGTTCCACCAGTTGTAAATGCCAATCTATCTGAACTATCTCTATACATTCCTGTATTGGTATCGCTTGTGAATGAAAAGGTAGGTGCGCTTGCTGAACCATTAGCACCACCTGCGTTTGTATCGCCACCACTACTCATTTCAGTCCATGATAATTGAGCCGAACCATCTGTCTTTAGAACATAGTTTGCTGTTCCATCTGCTTGAGGCCACTTTAAACCATCAAGAACTAAATCACCTGTTCCATTTGGTGTAAGTGTTATGTTACCATTAGTACCATTGGTCAAAGTTACTGTTCCAGAATTTGAGCCTCCATTAGTACGAAGAATAAGGTCTTGGGCTGATGAAGTTTCAACTGTATTCTTGTTTGTATTTGTTCCTATTTTTACATTCCCTCCTTCAACACTACCAAAGAAGTCAACCGCACCTGTTGCAGAAGTAAATGAGGCATTGTTAGAGTTTGATATTACACCTGCACTTGAGAAGAATGCTAAATTATTATTCCCTGCATGAGTGCCGACAGATACACCACCTGAAGGAGTAGACCAAGCACCATCACCTCTCAAGAACTTAGCAGTATCACCTGTACCTGCAAATGGCACTAATCCACCTGTTGTATCAGTATTATTACTAGCATCAGCACCTTCAAACTGTTTAATTTCTAATGTTCTTGAGCCACCTAATGTAATTTGTTTTGCAGGTTCAGTTTTAACACCCTCATTTGCATTATGAGTTGCCGCAGTTGTTCCTCTATGACCTCTAACTAACCCTGTTAAACTTAAAGAAGTCTTTCCTGTATATTTTATCTTTTCACTACCAATATCAATAACTCCTGAAGTTGGGAATGAATCTACTTCTGCTTGGGTATTGAAAGTTAATGCTGTTGCCGAATTAGTTAATCCTACACCATCACCTATATCTGCCAAAGTACCTGCACCAACTTGTATATTAGCAATAGAAAACCCACTAACTTTATCACCTGTTACAGCATCGTCAGCAATCTTTGCTTCTACAACTGCATTAGCATTTATTTGGTCTGATTGAATTGCATTGTCTGCAACTGTTGCATTAGTGATTTGATTGTCAGCAATAGTAGCAGTAGTAATAGCATCATCAGCAATAGTATCAGTAGTAATTTGGTCGTTTGCTATTTGAGCAGTTCTAACTGCATTTGCCGCTATCTTATCATTATTAATAGCATCATCTGCAATAAAAGCAGTAGCAATTGCAGTTCCATTCCAAACACCTGTTGCAATAGTTCCAACACTTGTTAAAGAAGAACCAACTACTGTGGCTTTCAAACTTGTACCTGTTAAAGTTGTAGCATCAGCAGTAACAGTAATACCTGTTGAACCATCAAAAGCCACACCGTTAATATTAACTGATGCGTGTAATTTAGTAGCAGTATCCGCTTGACCTGTTAAATCTCCAACAACACTACCACCAAAACTTGTTGCAGTAAATCTTCCTGTACTTGGATTGTAGTGAAATCCTGAATCTGTTTTTAGTACATTATCATCCGGCCCTGCACCCGCAGGAACGAAAGGTATTCTATTATTTGTGTTTTCATTAGTATGCTCACCAATAGCAACTGCCGATGCAACTGCCGCTAGAGATGCAGTAGAAGCATTACCAACAAAACTAGTAGCCTGTAAAGGTACGTTAACTGCTAATCTTGTATTAGCATGGTTATAAGTCAAAGTTGGTATAGTTCCTGTTGACCATCCTGAACCAAATGTTAAACCTGCTCCATTTGTTGCGGCTGATGAATCAGCATCTTTAGCAACTGTAATGTTCAAATCTGTTACTTCTAATGTAGCAACATCTAATGTTGTAGCAGTACCACTAACTAATAAATCCCCTGTCACAGTTAAGTCTCCTGAAATAGTAGTATCTACTGTATTAGCACTACCAATAGTGACGTTAGAATCTATGTCTTCTAACCTATCTATAAGATTAGCAACATTTACATCTACGTCTGAATTACTAGTAAATGATAATGAACTTTGCATATAAGTGGCTAAACGGCTCATTGTTGCTTTTTTATTAGCAGTTGCCGAAACATCATAAACAGATATAAAGTCTCCATCAACCAAGTTAGCACCAATATCAGACGCTCCATTTATATTCAACGCAGTTAATGCAACCTTATTAGCAGTAGAAATTGTAGAAAGTTTAGAATCAGCAATAGAACCTGATAACATAGCATTACTAACTTGAACTTCTGATATTACACCTGCTGATGTTGCACCTAATACTCTATTATTTGTTGCAGTATGTTGTAATTTTGCATAAGTTACTGCATCGTCAGCAATCATAGCAGTAGCAACTTGAACTTCTGATACTGCCCCATCTGCACTTGAACTTCCTAATACTCTATTTGCAGTAGCAACATTTTGCATCTTTGCATAAGTCACTGCATCGTTAGCAATTGTTAATGAAGTTGCCCCTGTTACATCTCCTGTATGTGTAGCATTAGATGTTAATGTGTTTGCAACTGTTATTGTTCCATCAGATGTAGCAGTGGTGCTTATTCCTGTTCCCGCCGCTATTGTTAATGTATCTCCTTCTGTTATTGTTGAGTTAGTTCCCGGAGATGTAGCAGTAACAGTAAAACCATCACCCATATCTACTGTATCAGTAAATGAAGTAATATAATTTGCACCATTAGTTAATTGATTATTATTAGTTGGTATTGTTGTAGAGTTAAAAGCATTAGAACCAAATATCTCAGAACTGAGTTTCTTCTTTTGTACTCCATCATCAAGAACAATAAACTCATCTGTCGAATCATCCCAAGCATCGCCCATATCGGCAAGGGCATTTAAAGCCAAAGATAAATTACCTGAACCTGTAACTGTTCCACTTAACCCTGTATTAGTTCCTACTGATGTAACTGTTCCTGTATTAGTAGTATAACTATAATCCTCAATCCTATTCTTTATTGCAAGAGCAGTCATTAAATGGTCGTCAGCGTCAGAAGCCTCAGAAGTAATATCAATATCATCAACTGCATGACCACCTAATGTAATAGAACCTGCTGTTGTAAAACCCGCAGCAGTTATTGTTCCTGTTGTAGTGTCATTACCATCATTAACTAAGAAAGCATCATCAACATTTAATGTGTTTCCACTTAATGACATGTTAGTTCCTGCATCTCTTTGAGTATTAGTAGTTGTATCAGTAGAAGAAATAGTTACAACACCATCTACTTCTGCTAAAGTAATATTACTACCTTTCTTTAATCTTAATGTTTCAGTTGCAGTTAAAGTATTATTAGCAGAGCCATCAGCATTTGTATCTAATTCTATTGTTCTAAATGTATTAGTATCTGTATTAGCAATATAACTAGGAGTACCAAAAGTACCATCGTGCTTTAAGAAATCTCCCGCAGTACCTTCTGCCGGTACAACACCACTATTACCTGTTCCAACTAAAGTTCTAATTTCTGCCGCAGTTAAGTCATCTGTAGCGTCAGCATCTCCTGTAAAACCTAAGTTTGCTAATGTTAATGTTCTTGTTGCTATTGTAGCATTAGCATCTGTAACGTGTCCTAATGTATCAGTAGTTATATTGAGGTCTAAATCTGAAATAACAGTTGCACCTGTTAATGCAGTTGTGTCAATATCTATATCATCTCCATTATGTGAAGGATGTGTATAAACAGTATCAGGAGTTCCCGATAATACGCCACTACTAATTGTTAAATTAGAACCAACTTTAATACCTCCTAAAACAGTTGAAGAGGCAGTTGGAAGAGAGTAAACAGTATCAGTATTTGCTAAGTTTGTTAATATTGAAGCACTATTAAAATAAGTTGTTAAATTAGCAATAGTCATTTCTCTCAAAGCAGATTCAGATGTATCGTGTATTATTAGTGAATCACCTGAAGCAACATTGTTTCCTAAATCAGTAGCACCTG